AGACGAGATCCTCCCTCTCTAGGGTAGGTGCGCGGGGGCTTAGGGCCCTGCCTGCGCTTTGATGTAGTAAAACTCGTATTACCAACTCTTTGGTTGGTACGAGTAAGGATGTTAAGGGCTTGCATGCCGGAAACAATATCCTTCTTCTTCAATTTGGGTCGATTCGTCGACCGTGCACTCTTATTATAATCCATGTATTGGGTGCCCCTGGATCTAGGGGACTGTACATCTCGAGAACCATTCCTTATCAGGGAACGTCCACCCGTGCAGTCTCTCGGCGTTTAGCCAGAACAGCGGTTTAACTTGGATAGATAACGGCGATTGTCCATCGCGGCTCACACCAACTTGTAATGCGTTCTGCCAACTTAGCACGGAACTATTAAGATTCGGGGCTGTATTCCATCTTGTCTATTCAACGCATCTATCGATCACGAATTACGACTTCCGACATGGTACATACAGTACTCCTGAACCACCGTTTTGGGAGGTTTACATCTCAAGACCCAATGGTCAAGTTTAACGTCTTTCCGGGACCACCGGCTCATCTAGCCCCCTGCAAAGGCCATGAGTACGGACATGAACGCTGGAACTACCAGCTACTCAGATTTTATGCTCTCTTGAAGAAACAGACACGCAGAACGCGGTCTTAAAGTGCTCAAACAAACCATCACGCCATTCGGCGGGCATGAACTGAACACGTCGAGCATCGATAACACTTTCAACAGGCATCGCCTCACGAGCTGACCAAGGCACGGCTTGCACATCCTGATGGACCTCCGGCACGTAGCCTGTCAAGGGTTCCAAACAAGGATGCGGAGTACATCTGTCGAGAATTGCTCGATCTATGGTATGGACTGCTAACAGTCTCGGATATTTAAGATTGTTGGAAAGAAAGCCCTTTGGCTTGTTTATTCCCATTCCCCCCAACGAACAAGGGAGGAAAAGATCTCTCTGGAATGTTACCATTTTAGGCTTCCAGGATCTACCATAGACACGCATTCTGACTGACTGCTCCTTAAGCTCGTCCTTATGCAAGGATATGTATTGCTTTAACATATCGCGTGGGTTTCGGAAGCAACCCTTCAAAACTTCATTAGCACATGCTGCAACACCCGATGTGACGTGGTGATTCTCAGCTGTTTCCCTATTCTGAACCTTATGTTGACCAAAGAGAAGACCGACATTGAGAAAGTCGATCCTTCGAGTCTTAGATTCTACCCGAGTCAGGTCAGAATGGCAGGCAACAGAGTTAATGTTCAAATACTCATGATGCTCATAGGCTTTACCAACGGACATATCCAATCCGACTAAGCCTGCAATACGTCTATGCTCAGTAAAAGTTCCAACTGGAGCACAATATAGCATGTCATCACCATTTACTAGGACATGGTTTTCGAGATCAGAGATAGTCCACTCGGGCTTCACTCTACTCATAACATGACAATATACACCGTAATTTGCAAGACAAAGTATCGGAAAGGATAGTATTGATCCCATAAGCTGTCCGCGCGTCATTCTACCACGTGGTACTATGCCTTTACCTTCTGGATAAAACAGGTCATGTGCGCCGAGGACGCGCATCATTCTTTCCTGCAGCTCAACTGGAAACCCCGCACAAATCTCTTTGAAGATCCTCTCTGAGTATCTCCAAGACAGATTATCAGTAGCAGCGCTGTAATCTATTGACAGCCATTTCCAATTCCTTTCTGACAGACGTCGAAGACCGTCAATGTCAGGAGTT